GGGTTGCGCTGCGGGTTGCGCCCCGCACGACGCTAGGCGATGGGTTGCGCCGCAGGGTTGCGCTGCGGGTTGCGCCCCCCGCACGACGCTAGGCGATGGGTTGCGCCATATTTTCATTCTTATAATCGGTTCATTATTATAAGAAATAACAGTATTCAGGATTCATTGTCTGTATTGTTGTATTGCCTGCGTATTTAAAAAAAACTTAAAGAGATTCGTAGTTTTTTAATGTCCGCGCCGCCTCGCCCTCCGGGCATCATCTACTTAAGCGATTGCACGCCATTGTATACCACCCTTGGTGCCCCCGCCCGTATTTCCGGCGTAAATGGAATTCCATTAAACACATCTGTCCGTCTTGAATGGTCTCCGCCACCTAACTCTGAAAATGTGATTGTCGACTCCTATCTTATACGATACAAGCGCGCTGGCGCACCTTTCACACAAGTTCTCGGCGAATTCGTTTCGTTTTTTCCGTTGTTTGTCGTTCCAAATCTTTTAAACGGTATTTCTTACGACTTTTGGGTCTCTGCGCGTAATCGTTTCGGCGAAGGTCCGCTTTCACCAACAATTACGGTATCTCCAGGAGCAGCACCATCTCCTATCCAATACGTTCGCCGCGCATACCATTCTACTGTGTCGGGGGTATTTCCGCAAAAAGTCGGATTAGAATTCACTCCGCCAGTTATGAATAATGGCGCAATGCCTCTCGTGTTCAGTATGAAGTATACGCGCCTTGACAACGGTCTCCACACTGACGTATCTTATATCATTCAAGAAAGTGTTCAGAATAACCAAATTATCCGCGATAATTCTGGCGCATTAGCAATAAATACTACCGGAATAAAGGGGAATTATATTCGCAAAGAACTCACGCCGAACACTTCATCACCTTTTGTTAGCGGTCTCTACCGTTTTGAAGTATTCACGAATAATATCTATGGTATTTCAAACGCACCAGACATCTCATTTGTAGTGCCGTTATATGCTGACACAGATACGGAAAGAACCACGTTTATCGCGCCATCTTTTGCCAATGCTTACAGCAGCAATCCACCTACCGCATCCGCTGGTCTCGTCGCAATCGATGCCAGCGACTCATCGTTTCGTGTTCGGTGGAAGCAATACCGCGGCGGTGGTCCCTATACTGGTTGGTCCTATCGTATTCAGTATACCGACGATAAGGAATATTGGTATTACCCTCCCGTCACAATGGGTGCGCCATTGACTGCGAAATACCCAGAATACACCCGCGCATATGTTACGACAAGTCCTGGTGCGGATAGCGCGAATTTTGAATACACGATGGATATCTCTCGTAATGTCGTAAATGGAAGGAGGTATTATGTTCGTTATTGTGTTGTCGCAGAAAACGGCGACACGAGTGAATACTCTCCCGTCACCGACGCCAATCTCTCGTTGACATCCGTTGTCCCTGGTAAAATCCCGCAACCACCGCCGATTTTCAACGCAGCGGTCGATGACCGAATGGTCCATCTTTATTTCGATTGGCCTACGCGCCCACCGTCATTGGAATTAACCGGTGGTTCGCCCGTTCTGGATTATCGGATTGAGAGATTTACTGTTTCACGTGACGCGGGTGGTGCTATCGTAATACCCACGACACCCGGCGCAGTATTCAATAACTTGATTGGGCCTTATTATTTAGACACGTTTGATATTCGCACCAATGGTATTGAATATATTTATCATATTTTCACACGAACAACATTTGGGTTTTCAACACTTTTTACAAGCGTTGCCGCAATTCCATCACGTAAAAGTGACGTCGTCTTCAATGTATCCGCCGCGGTGGATTCTGGACAAGCCACATTGGATTGGTCTGCGCCTACAAATCTAGAACCAGGACTTCCTATCAATCAATATTGTATTGAGTATCGCGTCTATGATATTTTCTCTCTTTATGACGCGTCTTTCAATCCGACCATCCCTCCCGAGAATATTGTCGGCCCCATTTCAAATCAGAATAGACTTTCAACTACAATTCAGGATATGAATTCTGTTCTTGTCAATGACGCATTATGGAGTCGTTTGACGACAAATGTCGTAAAAGTGTTTACAGCTAGCGCGAATGTATCGTATACCATTCGCGGACTTCTCAATAATACTCCTTATGTGTTTCGTGTTGCCGCTGTAACACGGGATAGCGCGCGCAGAAATATTGTCGGTTTGTTTAATGTGATTGGAAGTAAAAGCCCGTATTTACCGCGACCCATCATCGTCGGTAAGGTTCCGCGACGTATGACAAATGTGGAATATACCGTTGGTTCAGGAACTGTGACAATCCAATGGACCAGTAGTGACATTCGAAATACCGAAGGTATTTTGCGTTTCATCGTGGATTATCGCATCTACGGAACCGGCAGTATATCGGAATATCGTCAGCAAACGTTTGAGTATATCAATGCAGTTCGGTTTAATGATGGGACGTCGTTGGTGTCATTTCAAGTAGTGGTCGCAGGACTGAATAATAATGTTATCGAACGTCCGGATACAAGCACACATAGTTATGAAATGGTGATTTATGCTGAAAACTCGGTAGGTTTTACCAATCAAACCGACAAGGTTGATTTACACGAGGACCTTACGTATACCGATGTTTACGAGAATTTAGTTAACCTACCTCGTCTTGTGCGTCCAATGGCGGTGCCTTCACTCATAACAGAAGTGCGCGTATAAACGATGAGTTTAATCTTCGTCTTATGTATACAATAGAATACATAATATCATACATCATACATCATACATCATACATCATACATCATACATCATACATCATACATCATACATGACGACACCAGCGACACCATTTCTATCAAATTTCACAGTTGCGCCGCGTGTCTATGGTTCAGCGCCTTTTGACCTTGTAAATCCAATATCAACCAATACTGCAACTACGGCAATATTTACATTTACAAGTAGTAATACGGATGTAGCGACCATATCCGGTCAACGAACGGTCACAATATTACGCGCAGGCCAAACCGTAATTACTGCTACCCAAGTAGCAACCCTCCCCGAATATACGAGCGCAAGTATCACCGCGAACTTCACTGTCAACCTCGCCACGCCCACCATCACCAATTTCGTCATTTCACCCAAGTCATTCTCAGATGTATCATTTTCATTGTCTCCACCCACATCCAACAGTTCGGGGGCGTTTACCTACCGCAGTCTAACCACGGATATTGTCACCATAACCGGGACAACCGTTTTCATTAAGCGCGTAGGGCTCGCACGCATTGAAGTAAACCAATTTCCGGTATTAAATTATTACGCACAAGGGACGAGCGTGGCGGAATTCGACATACTTTCAAGTATTGTGCGCGTGGGCGTTCAGAATCAGATTGACCTCTCGTGGAATCGTCCCACTGAAAATGGCGCAACAATAAAGAATTACTTCTTCTATAAAGAAGAACGCGAGAGCACGTTGATACCTGCGCCGTCCGTTAGCACGGTGATAAACGGGAAAAGTGCGAGCAATGGTATCAGTGAAGTCGCCCCCGTAGCTCCAACAAATCCATCGTATTATTCCTATGCGTTACCGGTGCCATATTCCACGCAAATCTTGTCGGCGAGTAGTATACCCACCCCCACCGGAATTGATATCAATGCGGCAGGCACCGTTTTCTCCATTGCGACGTCTCCCACATCTACGACACCCAATCATATTGACCTTGGCTATTACGCGGATGTTGAAATTTCGTGGGTATATCACAATGATTCTCCAATTGTAGAACTTAATCCCAATTTCGTGGCATCTACCGTTATGACATTGAACCTTTACAAAGAGACGAGTAGCACTTCGGATGTCAGTCGCAATCGCGTAGATTTATTGCGAAATATCGAACGCACCTATGATTCTACTGTAAATTGTCTTGGGCCGCGACCTCAAAATAATAACAAAACACTTACGGATATATTCACTGTTGTATTCGATGCCAATATCGACCGGTCACTAAAATACCTGCGGTCAACGGATGTAGTTGCTGGTTCGGTGAAAATATCCAACAATACGTATTCGTCGTTAAATGAAGGTGACAAAACGTATAGTATTATTCTGAAAACGATTCGTATCATTCCATATCGGGTTGCGATGGTGCGCGATTTTACATCCGCAGGCTTTGGCGGCGGTGTCGCGGATACTGGCGTTGGATTCGCAGTTTCTACTGTAAATGCGAGCGCACCATTGGCGCCGATGGGAATTTTATACCATATGCCGAAATTGACACGTCCATTGACGGATTTCAACGAGGCGCGATGGCAGTTTTCGTGGAATTATGGCGCGAATTTAGCGCGACTTGCCACGGATATTTCGTATTTACCGATTGACATCAGCGGTGGAAACGCGACCGGTCACTTCGCACCGATACCGTTCCAGATACGATTGCGCGCATATTCTCGCCCCTATTCCCGCGTATTGTCGGCGATATCCGTAGAACAGTATAATACAACCGACGTGGCGCAATTTCTGACAAATGTAGGCGACTCCCGGTATTACACACGACTACTATTCGATGTTTCGTGGAATGATAGCGCGACGTATGAGCAGATAGTCACGGCGGGAACGTCGGTTTCTCGGACATTTGATATGTCGGGCGTCTTTGGATTCCCCGAATTTGCCACAAACTTAGATACGTCGCATACGCAATTCGTATTTTTGTTTCAACTTACCATTACTGACCCCAGTTATAACGCATATTTTCAACGGATTGCGACGACATCTACTGCCGCCGCTGACGCATTTCGCGTGAAAATGCTTTCCCAAACATTTACTCCGCGACAAGAATATCAATTCGCCGGCCCGGACCCAACACTTGCGTCATCCAACGCGCTTACGAGTGCCACGAATACAGTATACGAAATCAGCGACCCTTATACAAATGTGCGCCCATTTTACCGATTCTACAATCTTACCAATGGCGTATTTTATTCCTACCGGATTGCGTCCAATAATCGCGCAGGAACAAGCGCATTTTCAGAGTTACTTACGCGGCGTTGTGGTTCGGTTCCGAATACAATTGTCAACAGTATCGACAGGGGCAAGGACACATTTTCGTTGGAATCCGAAAAAACAAGCAACCAAATTAACTTATACTGGGTCAAACCGTCGTTTTCGGGATATGAAATCAAAAGTTTCGTCATTCAACTGGATATTGATGTATCCGGACAATGGTTGAACTTCTTAGACTACACACCTGATGTTTCGTATAATACATTGACGTTTCAACGGTTTCGGGAGATTAATGTTCCAATTGAATATGATAGTGATAATGATATCGCCAATGATAAAACGAATTTTGACTATAAAATCAATACATATATTAATAAAAATGAAACGACGAGCAGGCCGCTCATCAACGGTTCCAAATACTATGTTCGCATTGCGAGTGTAAATGAATTAGGAATATCTGCGTTTTCATCGGTCTTATCTGGAGTCGTATTTGCCCGACCAGAATTTGCGCCAGTGTCAATCGTAGGTTCACCCGTGATTGGAAATCAACTTATTTATATCACGTGGCGAATTCCGCAAGACGACGCGGGTTCGCCCATTCTGAATTATATTATTGATTATGAAATCGAAAAGGCTCAAAATATAAACGGTGTAATTACCACCCGATATGAAAATAAACAACGATACAAAATTAGCGTAGATGAACCGACACGACAAACCTATCCCAAAGGTGAATTTGAAGAAGTATACGCGAGTTATAAAAAATACGATGTATTGCCTCCTCAAGAACAAATACGTATACGTGATTTACGCGCGGTGCTCACGCGGTTTGTAATTCCGCCAACACCGATTACGCTGAGAGATTCGGATTATTATGCGACCCGGCGTGACCCATCTACAGGTGCTCTTTTACCTCCAATACCGAATCGCAGTATCATTTTGAAATACGACCAACGCACGTTTTCATATATCGGCGATGAACTCACGCAAAATGTATTTGACATTTCCAATATTCAGATGAAGTGGTATTATGTAAACGATACAAATTATAACCCCTGGAATACAGATGACCTTACCATTTCGTTTAAGATGTCAATACGCGGGCATTTGAAAGATGTGACCGGAGATTCGGCGCGTGATATTCGCAATATCTTTGATATTTCAGCGTCCACGCTATATTCTGTGAACCGCACAATGTTTTCAACTAGCGCGAATTATAAATATATCAATTACCAAACAGGTGGCGTTATCCCTATCAATGGTTCTACGACCGACATTGTTCCGAAAATTTTCATTCCCACATTGCCGCGTATCGATTCCTATAACAACCTGCGCTATAAATTACAAATTGACTACGAAATTACGGAATTTATTCCGAGTGATGGCCTGAACCGTTTCTTTGTCCTTTTCGCGCCAATCGTGATAAACGGCACCGCACCTGTGAGAACACGCGCAGGTTTGAACACTATTTTTACGTTGAAAATCCAGAATAATGCGCTTTCACCGATTTTAAATGATACCAGATATCGTTTTACGATAACCCCATTCAATTTAAATGATTATTTTACGCCAACCATTGTAGAAGAACGTATTGGAACTACGAATGCTGATCCAGTAACGGATGCTTCCTATTCGCTTCTATCGACGAGTCAAGGCGGAGTGGTTCGTCTTCAGTGGAAGTATTCTCCGATTTCGGATTATTACATCACGATAACAATTCCGGACCAATATCAAAATGGGAACGAAGAATACCAATTGGTTACAGATTCGGGTGGGGTTGCGTTGTCTATCTTTGCGAAAACATTGACGCCGGTAAATGGTATCGTGACCTATAATATACCGTCTACATTGCCAGCAGATATTGTCACTGGAACAGCGCAAAGTTATTTGAAATCGGGGCGCGGGTATACGATAAGCGTAGCACCGGTGAAAATCGTTGAAGTTGCGAACGACTTTGTTTCATTGCCGGCTGCTTCCCAGAATATTACCCCGGATGGAGTCTATATTATTCCGTTTCGCGTTCCATTACGACCGATTGAACTCACCGCACTTGGTAATCATGGCGCGGTGGCGTTGTCATGGCGGTTGCCGAATTTGGGCGAGGACCCGAATTATTATATCACGGATTATACGGCAGAACCGCCGCTTCCATATTATCGATATCGGTTTTATACATTGGAACGTCGCGACATTTCAGCTGTGGATGTAAATGCGAGAAACTGGGTAGTTGTTGCGGGAGAGATTCCCATTCCGGATGGAAGTGCGACCGGTGCTGGGGCAGTAATGAATTATACGGTAACGGGTCTTACGAATGAAAACAATCATCAATTTCGCGTTCGTTTGATGATTATCAATGATTATAATAGTCAACGCACGGTATCGGAATATACCTACTTGACGAATATTAATGCGGTGGGTGTGGCAGAAAGCTCTGGAAATACGGTATATCCGTCGATTTATCCGTATAAACCTTCTAGGCCAATATTACGTTATGCTTCACGCGGCAGTTCGAACTTAAAAGAGTTGATTGTATCTTTTGAGACCCCGAGTTACGGTGGAAATGCGGATTATTACGATGTCTTTATTGAATACACACCGCCTGGTGGTGAGGCGGGTTCGGGTGTCTCTTGGAATTCTATTTTTGATACCACACCTGGAGTCGGAATCGCGCCGTTACCATCTGTGTCATTACGCACATCGACGGCGGCGACAAATCAGCCGCAAACATTTACGATTTCGTGTAATTCCGTGGTCCTTGCGTATGGGATTCGTATGCGTTTACTCGGTCGTAAGAATGGGTTGGCAGAACCCTATCCTTATACATTGTATTCGGATTATTCGGATGTCGACTTTATTGAAATATAAATGTGACGCGATACGACGAGGCGACGCAGCTACGGCAACCCTGCTTGAAGTGCCGCGACCTGCTCCATTGTAAGTGTTTCTGGAAAATCTACATTGAATTTGATTTTAAGAACACCGGATTCCCCGTTCTTTTCTAATCCCAAACCTGGTATTGTTTTAATATTACCAGGTTTAATGATGCTTCCTGGCTTGTTTGCGAGTTTGAATACACGACCATTGATGTGCGTGATTTCAAAGTCAAAGCCGCAAAGCGCCGATTTCAGCGAAATTGTGCGTTCCATTATTAGGTCGAGGTTTTCGACTTTGAATACGGGATGTTGAAGGACATTGATGACGATGCGAACATCGCCTTTCATTCCAACTTCGTTCAAATGCCCACAATCATTTAAAATAATGGTTTCACCGCCTTGGACGCCTTTGGGGATTTGTGCGTGGATGGTCTCGCGCTCAATTTTTACGATATCATTATCCGGGACTTGACGGTCGATTTCGAGCGGAATGGAGCACCCATTATAGCATTGTTCTAGTGTGAGTGACACCGTTTTGATGATGGTTTCGGGAACTTGATATACACGGACGTGGGGTTGCTGCTGCTGCGTTGGATGCGGGTGCTGCTGCTGTGGTGCTTGCTGGCGCCCAGGATGAAATGTTTGAAATACGACTTTCGGTCCAGGGCCGCCGTGTGCGCCGTGTGCGCCGAAGAGCATATGAAGGAGCTCTTCCGGAATACCTGGGGGGAACCCGGGAGGGACGCCGCCACCGCCGTGTGCGCCGTGTGCGCCGAACGGAAAAAATGCGTTACCAGCACCACCTCCTCCAAATGGTATGCCGCCACCACCTCGTCGCATACTGTCATAGGTTCGCCTTTTATTCGGTTCCGATAATATCTCATAGGCATTATTCAACTCTTGGAATCGTTGCTTGCTTTCGTCGGTGTTTCCATTCTTATCCGGATGATGAAGCATTGACATCCGGCGATAGGCTTTCTTTATCTCGTCTTCGTTCGCTTTTTCATCCACGCCTAAGATTTTGTAATAATCTTTGTCTTTGTCAATGTCGTTTCCACCACCAACATTGAAATGATGAAAGTCGTCCTCGCCGAAACCGTCGCCGCCCATTTCAAAAAAGACATTGGGACCAGCTGCCCCTGGACCAAACGGAAAGTTGAAGAACATTATAATAATAGTTCGTATTCGTAATATTATTATTATTTAAATGTATTATTTTATATACTTTACAACGCGTCGATATCGTTTCACTATGAACTTCACTCCAGCATCTCCCGATTCGACTCCGTTCATGAACATACCCTTTATCGCCAAATACCAACCTTCTAAAATTGACGACTTCGAGCAATTGGATGATGATACCAAAACCATTATACACAGCCTTATTGCGATGGATAATCTTAATATAATGTTATACGGTGGACCCGGGTCTGGGAAAACATCCATCATCAATGCTATCATCCGAGAGTATTATAATAAACCCCCGTCCGCCACGGTCATTCAAGATAACATTCTTATCTTGAATAGTCTCAAAGAGCAAGGAATTCAGTATTATCGGAATGATGTGAAGGTATTCTGTCAAACAATGTCGATGATTCCGAATCGGAAGAAAATTGTGCTTTTGGATGATATCGACCTCATCAACGAACAGGGACAGCAAGTATTTCGGAACTGTATCGATAAATACAGTCACAATGTCCACTTCATTTCATCATGCACGAATATTCAGAAGGTAGTGGATACATTTCAATCCAGGAACATCATTATCAAAATCAATTCGTTGAATCAAGCGTGCCTAAATAAGATTATGGTTAAAATCAAGAGCAATGAGAGATTGTCGATTACGACGGACGCGGAGGGATTTTTGCTTCAGGTATCGAATGGGTCGGTTCGGACATTGATTAATTACCTTGAGAAAATCAAACTCATCGACCGAGAGATTACATATGATATTGCGAATAAGATATGTACGAATATCAGTTTTCACCGGTTTGAAGAGTATACACGAGAGGTTTTGCGGTGTAGAAGTCATACAAGTGTGACGGATGTGAATGCGTCTCTTCGCGCCGCCAATGCGATTCTTTTTCAATTGAACGATGAAGGTTATTCCGTGCTTGATATCTTGGATAACTATTTCTTATTTATCAAATTGACACCGTTGTTTGATGAGGACACCAAATATCGCATTACCTCATTGGTGTGTAAATATATTACAATATTCCATAACATTCACGAACATGATATCGAATTGGCATTGTTTACGAACAATTTAGTGGGGTTGCGCCCCCACACGACGCAGTGCTGCAGGGTTGCGCCCCCACACGACGCAGTGCGATAGGCGGTGCGATAGGCGGTGCGCCTGGGGTTGCGCCCCCACACGACGCAGTGCGATAGGTTGCCCCTGACACCGCATCAAGTTTGACGCCGAATTATACCGAAGGTCATATATCGGCGTCGATTGGAGGCACTAATACAGCGGACCGCCTGGGGTTGCGCCTGGGGTTGCGCCCCCACACGACGCAGTGCGATAGGCGGTGCCTGAAACCGCATCAAGTTTGACGCCGAATTATACCGAAGGTCATATATCGCGTCGATTGGAGGCACTAATACAGCGGGCCGCCTATCGCACTGCCTATCGCACCGCCTATCGCCTAGCGTCGTGTGGGGGCGCAACCCCAGCGCAACCCCGCCCGAGGAGATACTTCCCCACCAATGTGTGCGACTCCAAGACCTGTTTCGGTGATAATCGCGCGAACCATTGAAACTTGCTGCGTTTCAGTATATCGTGCTCCGGGATATACATACCTGCCGCCGTCGGCGATAATGGGACGTCTTGGTCCGCCATCAGTTCTTCAATCAGGACTGGTTTGTTTGTCGTGGTTTTCACACCCATTTCTTCTGCTGGGATGACACTTACTGCGGAGGGTGTGGCGGCAGCTTTCGCCATCCACCATCTCGTTGTTTCTCCTGTAAAATCCATATCTTGTGTATGGTCTTTACTATTCAGCACCATCATGTATTCCATATACTCCTTCATTACGGGGTCAAACTTCTTACATCCCATTATCTTCGTTGACGGTGAGTATTGTTTTTCAGCTGCGAGAGATGACGTCGTCCTGAGTTCGCCCATCACGACATTGGCCTTTTCAAGATGTGCGTCATATAACGACCGTAAGTCGTGGAAGCAAATGAACGAACTTGGGACTAAGAAACCGCCGTAGATATGAAGGATAGTGGCGAGGGCAAGGTCGCGCACATGGGTGCGGAGTGGGCGCGGGAGGTGTTCTACACGCGTGCGCCATTCCGGGATAATTTTCACAAATGCGTCGTCATCGATGAGACATACATTGAAACTCTCGCCACAATGTTCAATTATATTGCGGATGGTGAGGTATTGATACGGTTGGTTCAAATTATCGCTCGTTCTTGACCCGAAACTCTCCCACGACCTCGCGTTTTTCTCAAACTCAATATGAACCCAGAGGATGGGTTTGTTGTTCCGGGTGAGGCTGCTATCATTAAGAAGATACTTCTGAATGAGTTCACCGTCATTGTATTGTTCTTGGACGTCAATGGTTTTCTTGTATTTGTTATATATGAAACCAATGAACATAATGAGGAGGTAGGCAATTGCCAGTTTCAGGAGTTTGTTTTCGAGCATAATGAAATGGAATGAAATGAATGTATTATATAACCAAGAGATTAAATCTCGGTCTCACGTCATCAATTCTCCAATCGAAATATGTCGGAGTATAACTTCTTATGAATATCACGAGAGATTTCATCCTGTTTGGCTAAAATGAAAGCGCGGCGCGTATCCTCTTCTTCCTGCCTTATCCGCGACTGCGCATACATACGTTCCTGTTCTTGTTTGCTCGTTTGGGCGTATATATCCCGGCGCGATTGGTCTCTAAAGGTCTGTAGTTCATTTACACTATTAAATCTACGGGTTTTATAGTAGTCCTCTTCCGTTACGGGAATCACCGTTTCCGTATGTGCTTTCTTTAAGTCTTCATAACGAAGATTGCCGAAGATTCCGCTAGAATACTCTTGGGGGCGTTCTCTCGTGAGGTCGTATCCAGTTCCCGCGCCACCTCCGGCGTATTCCAACTCGCGTCTCTCGACGAGCGCATACTTATTCCGTAATTCTTGCTTACGTTGGTTCAATCGCGCCACTTTATCCGCCCACGACCCGCTTTCTTCGCCGTCGCCGTGGCCGTCACCGTCACCGTCACCGTTGCCAGTCTCGTCGCCGTCGTCTTTCCCGGCACTTCTGAACCACTCTTCATACCCGCTCTCGGTTTCTTCATCTTTCAAGCGGTATTGGGTGAACTTTTCATTGAACCATTTATTGAATTCGCTCACTTTCATCGCCTTCTCCGTCGCATTCGCGCTACTACCGACACCGGCCATTTCATCCAGGCGGCGTTTCATTCTCTCGTGCGTTGATTCGGAATAGTCATCTACATCATCGGAGTATGGGCGGTAACCTTCCGAACGCATCAACCGGCCATAATCTACAATATTTGCGGCAGCGGCGATGGCGTGCCTACCGTCAATCGGGATATACGGCGCGCGGAGTGTATCTTTAGCGACACACCTTGGCGCAATTGACGGTAACACCGAGTTCCCCCCGCTAGTATTGCGCGGCGTTCTCTCGACACGTTGCGTATAATGCTCGTCAGTAGTTGGGTGACGGATGGTATAAATTTGATGAAGAATGCGATAGGCTTTCGTGAAAAAGAGAAAATACTCCTTCGGGAGTTGACTTTTATCTGGATGCGTCTTTAAGACGGCGAGTTTTGCGCGCTTCAAATCGTCTTCGTTGAATAAGGTTGGAAGATGGAAGAGCGAGAGAATATCCGAGAGATTGTAATTGTCGATGTTTAAATCGAGAGATTCCATACGTGGCGTTTTGAATCTACGAATTATACATACATTTTGATTTCTAATTTTATGTTATTTACGCGAAAATAACATAATACGGGGTCGTTCGGTCGTTCGGTCGTTCGGTCGTTCGGTCGTTCGGTTCTTAGACCTTTGCGCATCTCGCGAAGAACGCAACGATATCGGGCGGGTTTGCGCCAGTCACGGAATCATCCGGAATAAACTCGGTATTCCCTGCTTTGTAAAAGAGGAAAACGGGGATGCCATTGACCATCCGCTTCTGTTTCATAAATGCGTAGAAATCGACAGAATCGTCAACATTGATTTCATAACATTCAATTGGGCGTCCGATTGCCGAGAGATTGGCAACTTGCTCCATTGCGAGGGCCTTGATGGATTTACAAGGGCGGCACCAGTCTGCGGTGAGTTTCAAGATAGTGTGCTTGCCTTGCTTCGAATTGAAATCAAGGAGTCCCTTAAATGTTTCGCGGGTGAGTTCGGTGGGTGTGAGAGACATTGCCGGGTTGGATATGCGAGAACGGAATATATACATATTACATTATTTTAGTGTTTATATCCTAATTATTTTCAATCGCGCGTAAAATAAAATATAGGTGTAATGTATAAACTGCGAGAATGAGTGTCTTTTTACCGATTGTAAAAAAAGATAATAAAGTATTCGTTGTCATCGATGGCGGCAATAAGGAATTATCAAATAGAATCGATGTTTATAAAAAGGTGAATTATGATGGAAAACCTAATGAACCACCAAAAGAATATTATGGTGAGAATGGAATGAAAGTTGAAACCCCTCAAATTGGTGATGGGGTATTTTTAAAGTTAGGGAAAAGAAATAGTAATTCTGAGGCAGCCAATGTCATAGATAATATTAATGTTCCGCCCAATACGTATTACATGAACGTTGACCAGAGTGTTTATTTGAGCGGAGGTCGTAAACCCAAACGTCTATCGCATTTATCCAAGAAACGCGCAATGAAATCCAGACGCGTTCGTAAATCCAAACGCAGATATTCAAGACGTAAATATTGATTCCATTCATTTCATTATTAAATTTGGATAAAATCCCAAGTCCGTGACTTTATCCAATCATTACATTCAGAAATTGTTATTTGACTTATGAGTTGACTTGGTCGGTGATTTAACAACCTTGGATTTTGAAGAAGTCCGGAAGAATCGTTGGAAATGTATAGAGGATGGGAATGATGTCAAGAGAGACATCGCGAGAATATCGTAGAATACCATTGGTGTGATGATTATGATTATGATTATGATTATGATTATGATTATGATTATGATTATGATTATGATTATGATTATGAATATAGAAGTATCTATATTTATTATCTCAAATACCTAACTATGGAACCTATACATACAAATTATATTTATTTGTTACACGAACGAGAACATATACGTCTATCTGAAAATGTATATAAGGTAGGAATGACGAGACAGTGTAATTTAGAAAGATTCAATAATTACCCGAAGGGTTCTATATTAATTTATCAAGCCAGATGTAATGATTGTAAATTCACCGAATCTATTATTTTGAAAGTTTTTACGGTTACGTTCCACAAGGCACCATTATATGGAAATGAATATTTTCAAGGTAACGTAGAAGATATGATTGATATTATAACTATTATTCGGCGTTTTGAAAAAGAAATATTTGAACACAAAACTGAATCAGAACGTTATGAATATATTCAAAATTTATTACAACAATACGATAAAATCAATAAAAATAATAAAAACCCAAATGAAATGGATGAAATGGATGAAATGGATGAATGTAACACAAAATTACCACAAAATGATAGTAGCACTTGTCAAACAATAATAACAAATACTCAAAAAAACATCGAATACGAATGTGATGGTGATGTACATATACATATAGAAGAATTGAATAATCCTGATATTGATAAAAGTAAAATATTATCGTCAACAAATGAGATAGTGAAGAACACAATTAAACCTAAAAGAATCAAGTTCAAAGATTTTGTAAACGAAAATTGTAATGATGCGATAAACTTAAGTGAGTTTGTGAATTCTATCGAAATCACTGATAATGATATATTTTATTTCAAAGATAATGGGATTGTTCAATGTTTGAGCCATATATTAATTAGTAATATGAATAAGATAAGAGATATAAGAAGACGCCCATTTCATTGTTGCGATGAAAAACGTACTATCTTCTATGTAAAGGAAAATGACAAATGGGAACGAGCAACTATCCATAATATGCATCTTCATAAAGCAGTTACCTCTATAAAAGACAAACTATTATCATATTTTTTTAAAATAAAGAATGCTTATGATATAAAGATTAACGAAGTGTGACCAATTGATTTTCGTTGAAACATATGATTCAACGAATATTATACTTCCATTCCATTCCATTCCATTCCATTCCATTCCGTTCCATTCCATTCCATTCCATTCCATTCCGTCCCCGCCGTTTCGCTTCAGTGTCAATGCTGTGCGATATTTTTTATCATACCGTCACGTTATGCTCACAGAGCGTGCGATATTTTTACGCTATAACCCCAAAAAACGCCGGATTTTGATGGACATTTTAAAAATGTCCATTTGGGCTATAGCGCCGGAGACTTTTGAAACAAGATTTCGAAAAAACGCACTTGTGACTGATATGCTCTAAAATGCGATTTTTCGACGAAAAAAAGTTGTGACTGTCAGTCTCAGACCCATCAAGTCCGGTATGGGTGGATAGCCGGACCAACCGCCGCAAATGACACGAATGGAGCGAAAAAATATCGCACGCCCCCACACCATATTATCATAACATCGGCAAAAAAAATCGCACGCATTTTAGACGGTGTCAGTAAGCGCACCATAGTATTTGCGTCATCAACATTCCAACCGGTATTCGCGTAAAGAGATGATGCGTTTAGTAACAAAAAGAGTTAAAAATATAATATAACGTAATGTCATACTATACTACGTTATTGTATGCTATATTATTGTAATGTATGTATTATCACTACACGTAACTTACACGATTTCAATAAACATCTTCTAACAAAAAAACATAACAAAAACAAAACCAAACAAGTATATGACAACTCATTCAATGTCACTGTGTCTTCCATAAACGAATGTAACGTGATGTTGACAATATCTGACATTCCAACTACAACGGCACAGTCCGAACGGGCAATTGACAAAAATTCAAAATGTAATTATTGTAATATGAAAGATGCCAATGACGCGTCAAAATCAGATGCGGAAATCGAAGGTAACATTGTGATACCGAATACATCGCAAACGGACAGTATTCTTCAACACATATTGGAGAATATTGCTAAGCTGAATGAAATTATGATAGATACTACAAAAAATAGTCAAGAAACCATAAAACAATCACAAGAAATGATGATGAAAATGATAGATGTATACAAACAAGCGCCACCCTCAATAACGAACAATATATACAATCATAACGGAGATAACAATACATTTAACTTGAATCTTTTTCTGAATGAAAAGTGTAAAAACGCGATGAATATAACCGAATTTGTTGATTCCATTGAAGTAACTATGGACGATATTGAGAATGTAGGGCGTAGTGGTTATGTTGAAGGGATATCATCCATCTTTATCGATAATCTCAAAAATACGGATATAAATAAGCGCCCCATTCATTGCACTGACCGTAAACGTGAAATTTTATATGTAAAAGATGATGACCGTTGGGAACGCACAAATGTTGATAGCGAAAAGTTGAAACACGCGGTTTTACGCGTAGAAAAAAAACATATGTTGATGATACCCAAATGGGCGGATGAGCACCCTGGCTGTGAAAAGAGTGATAATTACGGGAATGATAAGTATATGAGTATATGCCGCAATGTAACCGATGGGACAGATGAAAAAATGTTGAAAATTGTGAAAAACATAGCAAAAAAAACGGTAATTGATAAAGAGATGGATACTTTAAACTAACCAAACTGGGTTCTCCGCATCATACTACATCGCCACCGGCGAATACAACTCGCGAATCTCCTCATAGAAATCGTCTATCATTGTGTATATCATTGTTCCCACGACGGTTACAAGAGGCAGATATTCAATCATCGACCGTCTATATTACAATATACACGACGTATACTATAATATACGGGTATATTATACGCGTATATTATACCGATGCCACTTTCATCTTTCCACTCCACTGTTACCACCGGCGTCCAACGCATTGTTGTTCAATCCGCACTCAACAACTCCGGTGTAATGCGCCATAGTCTAAATGCGAATGTTTACGCCAACCACGGTCGTCCTGGTTTAGCGATACGCGAAGGCGCAGCTGCTATTTATGATGCGATTACGGGTAGTCGTAAGTAAACGATTCGTTGATTCGTAGATTCCTTACGGTTACGTGATATGACGGATTATGACCGCCGAGCACGGTTTCGGCGGGTGCGACGCGAACCACCTTTACCTTTTGCTATCGGAGAACGACTACTTTCGCGCCGTTGACCTTTCGGGGAGGGTGATTTGCGCGCAGATTGAGATTTTGTATGCCGAGACGCCGATGACGCCGACGCCGACGCGCGTGCCGTCTTTGCGCGACTAGATGTGCTTACATCGACATCCTTATATCGAATAATTTGTGTAAATATATCGTTGGAGAGTCTGAGTGTTTCTTGATTCTCGCTTTTATAGTATGGAAAACGCTCTAACCAACACCGAAACGCCTGTTCCATATCTCCGCGACTTTCATTGAAGCAATCTACTGCGGCCTTTCTTACTTTCGTCGCAGACATCTCGCCGATAGGTCCCAACCCCGCCAAGGCACCGATGCCCTCAACATTATCACAATCAAACGTGATGTGGCCATAACTCAATCGTAGTGATTTACACGCACCATCCCTTACAAACGAATGTTTTTTCAGGTCTTCATATTCTGGTTCGGCTGCTGCCTCGCCCGGAATCAACCCTTTTTTCCCCGCAACTTGTATAATCTCTACACTCGTGGTCGTGCCAGTTATGAGGCTTGATACAAATTCGACGATTTGTTTATTGGGGGGTTGTAGCATCATTTCAATGATAAAATCCGAACGTGCCCCCTCGTGATATCCGTGTTCGGCCAGTTTCGCGCGAATAAACGCAGCCTTCGTCTCGTGTTCTATCGGATTTTCTTTTGTTCGTTGACCGCCGTTTGGTCCATTTCCTAATAATATCAATGCTGGTGTATGACTTGTTTGCGCCAAATGAATCATTTGTGTTAAAAGATGAATATGTCCTGCGTGCGGGGGTGTCGTTCTTCCGATGAAAAAATATACCTTTTTTTGTGTGGGTTGTGCCGACCTCGACCTCGACCTCGAACTCGAACTCGACCTCGACCTCGACCTCGACCCTGTTTCGGTGTATGACATTTCTGATATACAATAACTAAATATTGTATTATTATCGTATATTTATTGTTCATTGCGCCATCCCCGCGACCGCCTGCTCCAACTCCGCAATCCGGATATACGGCAACTCCGTATGCGCCTCCCAGAAATACTTACAATACGACCACTTAAAATCCAGTTTATCGCAGTAATAATGCGAGTAATACCGCTTTAATTTCTCCGCCACCGGAGTTGGCAACAGATTATGCGACGCCATCGGAAGAACATAACACAATTGGACGAGGTCGCGCACCGGATTCTTCACAGGCGTAGCCCCCGCCGGAAACAACGCGGTATCCAAATGTGGAATATAACGCATCAAATCCACCAAAAGCGGCGCATAGGGGTATTTGTATGTCCACCGCCAATCCACGCAACCCGTGGAATAATACCGCATCGTCCATTCCAAACCTTCAATATAATTCACGCAAATCATCTGAAGTCGGTCTAC